AGGAAAGGGGCCTTTGCCAATGATTTCTCACAATTCGATCAGTCACAAACTGAAGAGACACTTCAATTTGAGATTCTGCTCATGAAACACTTCAGTATACCACAAGAGTTAATCGAAGAGTATCAGCGAATCAAACTCGATACTAAGTGCTTCCTAGGTCCATTGGCTGTGATGCGCTTCACTGGTGAGTGGGGAACCCTTCTCTTCAACACGGAGATGAACAAGGCATACATGAACTGGAAATACACCATACCGAAGAACATGCCATGCTGTTTCGCTGGTGATGATTCAATCTTCAATGGCAACCTACAGCCAAATCCTCAATTCACAAATGAGCGACTTGCACTGGAGGGTAAGGAGATATACTCTGAAATTGGTGAATTTTGCTCATGGATGATCACCTCTGAAGGCATCTTCAAGAATCCATTTATACAATGGTTGCGAACGCAGGTTTCCAGGGAGATGAAAACCGAGGATAAGACTCTCGCAAGTTATTTTAACGAATTTTTGTTCGCTTATGAGAAGGGTGATGCCATTTGGGACAAGTTCAATAACTTGCAAATGGTGGCCCACCAAGCCAACATCCGTTACTTCCTCAAGCACGCACACAAGATTCCGAATGGCTACAAGATTATGAAGGCCCAGACAATGGCCAAACGGTACCTCTACAAGGGTTTACGAATGGCACAAGTTGTCAGGGTGTTCAAGAATCGTGATGAAGATGCCATCCGCAGTAGAGACGTGTACTACGGTGTGGAATTGCTGACTAGTTTAAGGGCCTACAACATAGAGCTAAAGAAGGGTGACTACCAATGGCTTCAAGAAGTGAACAACGAGGCTGACCTTGAGGAAACGATGCACATCCAGGAGCTAGAGGTGGAGGAGGAATTCAGTGAAACCAAGTGAGGCACACATCATCTACAGCCAACACCGGCTCAGAATAAGGTGGAGGTCAGTCAGTTAGGAAGCTGATCGGGACAGATCTCGTCTATGACCTAACGCAGTCCGATAAACCTTGATTGCCGATTAATAAGTATCTCAAGGTGTTAATAAACAAA